TTATTATTAAACAAATTTTTATCAGCCAAAATCAACTACATCAAGCAAAATAGCTATCTTATAACCATAAGACATGCTTTACTTGTATATATCGTAACTCTATTTTTACCACAAAATCAACCCTTTTCTCTCGACAAATTTCCCTATCACTTATGATAATATTTACTATGATATACTAAAATCCTGACGTTGTTGTAACTTGTTTTGTTGCTTTTACATTTAAATCTCCTGTCCATGTCGCTGTTATTACAATCGTATAACCGCTGTTTATTGCTTTAACCGTAACAGTGTTATTTGTTGTTGATGTAATCTGTGCGTTAGTTGTGTCGCTAATACTAAAGTTAAATTGTGCACCTGTAACTTCAACACCAAAATCATATAATTTTGCCGTATATGTCCTTGTAAGGCCCTTTGTGATTGTATCATTACCGCTTAAAGTCGCAGTATAACTATGTTGTTGCACTTGCTGTTTCACTTCAAGTGTGAATGTATCTTTTATGCTTGTATCATCAACAAGTGAAACTGTAATTGTTACAGTTCCAACTCCAACCGCAGTGATTAGGCCTGTTTCGTTTATTGTCGCAACTGCACTATCACTTGAAGTAAATTGTAATGTTTTTGAAACTACTTGATTATTGCTATCTTTTACTTGCACTTGAAGTTGAATTGTATCACCTATATATAAACTTGAAGGTTTGTTTATGATTGTAATTGTATATTTTTGTTCATAATCCCATCGATTAGCAATTTCATTGACAACATCATCATTTTGATTAATCAAGTCGCTTTCACAGGTTAGAATTACAAGGCCTTTTTGCACTTTATTTATTGATTTAACTTTCCATGCATTATTAAATTTAATAAATCTTTGATTAAGTTGTATTTTTCCTGTGTCGCTGTTATGTTGAAGTATTATAAGAATTTCATTATCGACTAATTCGAAGTATCTTTCTGTTGTTGTGTCAAATACTTTCGTTTCTATTATAGCGTCAAACTGCTTTACCTGTCCAGCAAAATTAAATTTTACGTTATGATTTACTTTTTGCATGATGGCTTTATAGTAAAAATCCTTGAATCCTACATCGCTGATGATGATATATTTTGTATTACCAACTTCAACTATATCACCTGTTTGTAGTTCTGATTTGCTTATGATTTTGTATTTGGAATTAAGTTTGTCAAAATCGCTTATTATCGCTTTACAATCTTTAGAATTAACTTTAACCTGTTTTCCCATGCTCTGAATCAAATAATCTAAATCGGCTGATATGTCAAACATTGTATCACTCCCTTCTAAAAATAAAAAGGATAGTCAAGTCGACTACCCTTTTCTGAACTCCCGAAATGGGATTTCTAATCTGAAAACATATAAGTAAATGTTGCTCCATCGCTTCCGACTTCATCATCTATCATGTTTCGGATTTTTCTATCTAAATAATTGATTCTTTCCATTAGGTTACTATGGAAGTCCATAATTGACATATCATCTAATTTGAAATTCTTCATCAAGTTTACATCGTTAGCAACGGCTTCAAGGATAGATAATGCTGTTTTTAGAATTGCTTTGTATTGTGCTTTATCGTTTGCGTTGTATGTATCAGTTGAATTTAAGCCATTTTCGGCTAAAAATACGGTTAGTTGCTCATCGGTGAAGGATATATTTGAGATTTCCATTTTTAAACGTTCAAGGTTTGTCATATAGAATCACTCCTTTTGGAAAGTATAATATTTTTCCGTGCGTGTGTAAGGGGACTTACTGCGGGGCAAAAACTCAAAAAGGGGGTATTGATATACATTATCAATTAGCGTCTTACAAAAAAACATTTCGCTAAATAAAATTTAGGCGAAATGTTTATAATGAAGTAAAAATTGCTTAAAGTTTAGATATATCAATGCTTTTAGTTACTTTGAATACAATATTATCATTGTATTCATGTATTTATGCATTAATTTTTTACCAATTTTATACTAATTCTTTGTATATTTATTAAAAAAGTTGTATATTTATTATGTATATGGTAACTATTCCCTTTTTCGTATGCAGTCCTTGTATATGCTAATTGAGAATTATTCTCATTTAGTAACAGGTCAATGTGCAGGGACGTTTTATCCCTTGTTTACAATTTGTTCATAATTCTACCTTTTTATTCTAATTCCGACTATTTTACTCGGATTTATCCACACTGCCGAATTTTTGGCATATGCTAATTATTAAAATACCCTGCCTACTTTAATTCATCTGTTCCTTGAATATCAATATCTTGTTTATATATACCTTCCCCCTGTATCTTTTGTAATTCACTTGCAACATCATAAACGTATGGTGCGTTTGCTAATAATGTTTCAATTGATATTGCCCTTATTTCCCTCAACTTCTTCAAATTATCTATGATTTCACTTGCATTATGTGGTATGTTAAACTCAAATACCACATCTAAACTGTCAACATCAACAACTATATCAAGGTATTGCAATATCCTTGCAATTGCCTTAAATCTATCATAAAAACCTTGTTTAAGTATGTTAGCTAACATTGTTGCCTTTACCTCGGCTAAATTAAACAACATCTTTATACTTGTTTCCGATAGGTTACTTATTTCACTTGCATTGAAGGTTAAAGCAGGTGTGCAGGATATATCGAATAGAGATTGTTTCAGTATATCAAATAATTGTTTTAACGATTGGTAATCCATTTTCGTTATTGCAAACTCAAAATTTGCTGACTCATCCAACTGTAATACATGGCCTACAAGGTCTTGTGATGGCTTATTTTTGTCTACTAACCTTTGCCCTTTGAGTATCGGAATAGGATTAAGGAATTTGTAGAAGGAATCAATATATTTTGAAATTAGTTCTTCCATAGTGTCAAGTATGCTTATATAGTCCTCTAAATCACTTCTGCCCTTGAGTTCGTCTAAATCATCACTGTTTATGTATCGCACAGGTAAACCTGAAAGATTCTTAAACTCTCCTGTCTTCTTTAGCGTTCCCCCTTCATCTGAATAAGTTTCCACTTTTTCATCGGTGTATATAGTGAAATAACTTATACCGTTGCTAACGTAATGCTCTATAAAAGCAATATAGTTACCCGAATCGTCGTAAACTGGGTAAGCATCTTCTTTATTGATTAACTTGCTTTTAATCCCTTCACTATCTAAATAAACATATTCGTAAACTTCTCCGAACTTGATTAGTTTATCTAAAATTCGATAATCTACAAGGTTATATCTACCTTTGCGATATATTTCTTTAAAAATCTCAAGCGTTTCTTGATTTGTTGATGTGAGTGTTACAGGATTTTTCAATACGAATGAAGTTTGAAAATTCAATATTGCCTTTGCGTATTGCAACACTACCGCTTTTGTTTTAATCTTTTGCCCATTCCATACGGTCAATTCCCTATCTAATACTTTGTGTTTCCCTGTTAAATATTCCCTTACCGCTAACGCCTCATTCACTCTATCGCTGTGCCAAACCTTTTGCACTTCATCGACAAACCATGTTGAAATATCATATCCTTGATTTTTTATGTAGTTAACTAATTGTTTATTCATGCTATCTCCTCCTTTTTAAGGTATCGATAACTTGTCGATGCCTTTATGCTTGATAGGTTAAAACTTTAACGTCGTAATTTCCTTCTCCATCATCAATGAAAAAAGGTATCTCAAAATACTTGATTTGTCCCTTCTCAAATACAAGTGTTTTCTTTTTCACATAGTCGTTGATAATAAAAAATTTCTCGTCAACTTTGCTATATGCTCTGTTTTCGTTTAACCAATCCACAAGGTCGCAACATTCTTTTGCTGTTGTGTGGACGATAAATGGCTTTGGAAAACTCTTCAACAAAATTGTTACTTCAACAAGTTGTTTTTCTAAATCAATTTCGCTTTTCTTTACTTTTGCCATTTCATCACCCCATAGATAACGTTGGGTAATATTATCCTACTATGGACATAAAAAGAAGGCCTTAAAAACGATTTTATGGCCTTCTCTACACATTCACATAGTATCTATTCTGCTTCATTGATTGCACCGCTAACGCTAATGCGATGACTAAATCGTCATGTTGAACTCCATGTCGCCCGAAATTTCCCATTTTTCCGTTGTCGAACTCCTGATATATTCGCATTTGTTCAAGTGTTTCTTTGTCATTGACTAAAATAAGGCCCAAATCAAATGCTTCTCTTAAATCATTTATTAACTTTGTTTTCGAAACTGAATCGGTATTAAAACCAAAATCCCAACTAAAACTACCTTTAACCTTGTCAAATTTTTTAGTTTTAGCTAAATTTTGATACTGCATCTCTTTGCGTAATCGTTGTAACACATCAAGGCCATAGTTATTTCTTTCTACCATCAACAAGGCATAATTATAATACCTTCCTAAAATGTCAACTATCTTTGCAAAGGCATAAGTTGGCACATCATTCCTGTAGAAACTACATACCTGTTCACCTGATGAATCAAGTATTACAACTGCCGAATAATCCTTCTTGAGTCCTGCACTCGTGTCCACTCCGCCGAAATACCATTCTTTTGGCTTGGGTATTTTGTAAATATATAATCCCCTGCCAACGTATTTCTTTAACTCAAGTGGTAAATTTTCCAGTTCTATATCAGCCGTGATAGGAGCAGGTAAATAATTCATTCTATCGATGATAGTTTCAACGTCAAACACAGAAACATTTGACGTAATAAATGCCTCGTTCGGTGTCGCTGGATATTCTTGTTGAAATTGTTTTTCTGTGAGGTCAAGTAATTTCCAACGCCTCCACATCAGTTGTTTAAGTGTTGCTCCGTCTTGGTATAACATTTTCTCATAGTGCGTCAAATCTTCTTCCTTTAACCTTTTTCCTCCGCTATGGCCCTTATACCATTTTTCTGCAAGGTCGTATTCATATTTGAATTGCTTTTTGTTGCTATACCAATTAAAAAAGAAGGCCTTGTATTTTGAATTGTTTTTGTATGCGTTCATAAAAAGGTTATAGAAGTTGTTTCCCACTCCATTGGCAGTCGACTCAATAACTATCATCGCTTTATCATTTTTTGCTAACGCTTGTTCAAGTGCCAAAAGCCCATCAACTTGTTGTTCCTCGGGCCAAAATGCAAACTCACTACAATGTATCATTTGCAGTGTGAAACTTCTACCCAGCTCTTTTACACTACCAGCAACTTTGATAGAAATTCTACTACCATTTTCAAGGACTATTTCCATGCGGTTATTTCGCTTTTGATCGCATTTGTATCTCTCGGGCATGCTGTCATACATCTGTTTTAGACGTGTAAATAAATTGTATGTGCTTTCGGTATCATGTGAAAGCAATAGATAGTTTGAATTAGGTATTGTATGGGCATAATACAACATCAAACCCAGTGCAAGTGTTGAAAAACCAAGTTGTCGGCTTTTTAAAATTATGTTGTATTTTCCCATGTTTTCTACAAAATATTTTTGCTCATCGTTCAATTCAAAAGGTATCAACTCCCCTTCCGAATTGACGATTTTAACGAAATTTTTGAGCCACAAGGCAGGATTTGAATTAATAATCTTCAATTTCTCCTCTGTCGATAATTTCTTCGTTCTCCCCATGTCGTCATCACCTCATTTGTTATTCTAAAATCAAATCGTCGTCATCTTCTTCATGCTCTTGTGCTTGTTCTTGTTGAGCCATAACCTTGCTAAAATTCAAATCCTTGTTTAGTTTTTGTATCTGTTCCTGTAAAACTAATAATGTTTTAACTGCCTTATCGTCGCCGTTCAGTGCTTTCTCCCTCATCACATCATAGATTTTCAGTATATCATCGATCATTTGTGCCTCTAACAACAAAAGTTTGATTCTTTTATACTCCTTTGTCGTTTCCCAGCCCTTTAACGTATTATACCTTTTTTCTGTGAGATTATATCTTTTCAAAAATTCTTCCTCTGTCATCTCTGAAAATTTCGTCTGTGTTGTGTCTATTTTATTCCTCCACAAAAAGTAATAATACTTCACAAACCTTGATCTTGCCTTGCTGTTCCCTACAATGATTGAGTTGATTACACTTGTTAAAAATTTTGTATCTATTGTTTTTGTATTTTTTCCTGCCATGTCAACCACTCCTTTTGAAATTTTTGTAAATAAAAAAGGCATAACCTAAATTAAATGGCTATGCCTATCTAAAATGGAAGGTCATCGTATTCAAAATTATATTTTTCTTGTTGAATGTATCCATTTTTAAAATTACCTTCAATTTTTTCAATCAAATTAAATAAAATATCTTGTTTAAACAACCTTTTCGCTATATCCTGCACATTTTCCTTGATATAGTTATACATCTTTTGTTTAACATAACGTTGTTTTTTTTCATCATTGATATTGTTGAAATATTCTGTATAAAACTCATTTGCTTTGTTGACGTCAATGCGTTCAATAAATGATTTTAATTCAATTATATTTGCCTCATCGATGTTTGGTGCATACTCTATATTTTCGTTAAAATCAATTTGACAGTTTTCGGATTTTGTGCTACTATTTTCTTTATGAGAATAAGATTTTACCATATCCCCATCCATATGGGGTATTTCTTTTTTTTGCCTTTTCTCGGTATCAACCGCTTCTACAACGTCATTTTTTGCATTACCCTTTGTTTTTTCATCCTTCCTCAATATTTCCCCTTCCGCATCATCACATGTGCAACTGATGTAGTCGCTTGAATTTTTGATTTTGCCTTTCGCATCGATGATTGCACCAGCGTTTGCAACATTGATTAAACCTAATCTCACTAATTCTTGCTTATATTTTACTATTGATTTATTGCTTAAACTTGTCATTTTCGCAATTTTTTCTTGGCTGATGTATGTAACTTTTGTATCTGTATTAATACTACGCTTCACAATGCAATATAGTGCAAAGAGTTTGAATTTATTCATGTTCGTAGAAAGAATTTTTTCTATTTCATCATCTATGATTTTAAAATAATTTAGGTTTTTAAGATTTTCATTAAGTTTTGCTATTATCAACGTTTCTGCTGTTATGTTATCATAATCGCAATCGATTATTTCCATATCAACGAGAAATTTTATTACATTTTTGATTTTTTCTATATTTCTTGTTTCATTGCTTAAACCTAACTGTTTTAAGAGCCATTCAATGCTAAAGATTATCTCATGTCGATATGTCAAATTTCTCTTAATCAAGGCATATACGAGTAAATAATCGCTGTCCTTTTCGATGTTGTCAATTAACACATTTTCAATTGTTACATAATACATAAAAAAATCACACTCCTTTTTGATTGATTAGGAAATTTTTCATAAAATTTTATGAAGAAATACACCGAGGGTAAAATAAAACTTAAATTTTAAAGTATTATACTTTCTTTTTTAAACACTAAAATTTTGTTTAATTATAAACTCAATAAAAAT